TTACGTGCTATGATCGAGAAGAACTTGACGTATGTTTCCATACAAGGCAAAGTAGAAGGAAAATTGCGCGCGAACGCTTTATTCCTTCGAACAGGTGTTGTCATTATGCCAAATCATTATTTTGACGATGCCGCTAGCAATGAGATAATTTGCACTTTTGGCAAGAAAAATCCAGATTCTTGTGGTGGTCGATTTCAGGCCATCTTATCTAAGGATTTATCCGAGCGTATACCTAATACGGATTTGCGTCTGTGTTTTTGTGCGTCGGGTGGTTCTTTCAAGGATTTGTCTGATTACCTGCCGGATGGTCAAATAGTGAACCACGCTTTTGAGATATTGTATCGTGAACGTGATGGCGAAATAAGAGCTGGAAAAGGTCTAGCCGAAGTTCGCCGTACAAGTAATGGTACTGATGTGTCTTTCGAAGGTTCGGTTTACAAAAATTTGACCATGAACACGTTTTCAGGAATGTGTGGTGCCGTGCAATATTCAACTGGTAATATAGTTCTGATAACTGGTGTACACCTTGGAGGTGTGCATAATCAACCACATGGTTGTTCAGGATATATGACGAAATCACAGTATGAAGATGCATTGTTTAATCTCAAGCGCAAGCCAACAGTTTTGATAGGAGGCGAAGATGGAACATTCGATAGGCAAGTTTATGGCAAGAACGTCGTAACACAAGCCGAGTTGCACTGGAAGGACCCTGTGAATTACATGCCTAAGGACTCACAAGTTGAGTATTTTGGGTCATGTCCTGGGTATGTTGTGCCACATAGTGATGTTCGAGTGACGTTGATAAGCGAGTCAGTTTTGGATAACTGTGGTGTTCCAAACATCTATAGAGGTCCCAAATTGAACCCGCATTGGTATGGCTGGCAGACGTGTTTACAAAATGTTGCACGTCCAGCGCGCATGTTTAATCCCTCTTTATTGGAGAAGGCAGTCGATGATTATAAAAGACCGCTACTTCAGTTATATAGAGACGATATACATGAGCCATTGAGACCATTAACAGATCTTGAGAATACGAATGGTATACCAGGTGTGCAATTCATCGATTCCATCAATATGTCGACGTCAAAAGGTTTTCCCTTATCTGGACCAAAAAGAGACATTGTTTCACCAATTGTGGACGATGTTTATCCCGACGGTGTTAAGTTTGACGATTTTGTTTTAGAGCATGTATCTGAGTGTGAAGAAAGATATGCTCGTGGCGAACGTTGTCATGCTATCATCAAGGGATGTGTCAAAGATGAGATATTGAGCAAAGATAAATGCCGAATCTTTTACGGGAATCCTTTGACTTTGACGTTTTTGATAAGACGTTACTTTCTTCCAATAATTCGCGTTTTGCAATTACATCCGATAAGATCGGAGTGTGCAGTTGGAGTGAATTGCTTCGGTCCTGAGTGGAGTGAGTTATATGGAAGTGTGACGAAATTCGGTGATGATAGGTTGATTGGGGGAGATTATGGTAAATATGACCAGAAAGTGCCCTCACAGTTAGTTTTAGCCGCTTTGCGCATTTTGATCGATTTTGCGCGTGAAGCTGGTTATAACAACCGTGATTTGCAGATTATGGAAAGCATGAGTGCAGATATTGCATTTGCTAAGATAGCCTTTAATGGTTCGTTGATAGGACTTACTGAGGGAACCCACATCAGTGGTAATTCCTTAACAGCTGTTCTTAATGGAATCATGGGTAGTCTGAATGCTCGTGTTTACTATTTTAGCAATCCACAGCCTTTTTCACACAATTTTCGGGATGCAGTTAGTTTCATGACTTATGGTGATGATAATGTAGGGTCAGTGCACCCACAATGCAATCATTTCACCATTAAAGGTATGTCTGAGTTTTTAGGAGCTCATGGACAAGTTTATACGATGCCTGATAAGGAAAGTGAATTGACTGAATTTCTCAAACTCGCCGATTTTGAATTTCTCAAGCGATTTAACGTGTACATAGAAGAAATTGGAACTAACGTTGGGGCTTTATTGGAGAAATCCATTTTTAAGTCTCTGCATTGTTATATGCGTGGCAAGAAGTCACCCCTTACTGAGGAGGAGGCTAGTGCTACGAACATTGACACAGCATTACGGGAGTTTTTCAACCATGGGCGAGAGGTGTATGAGATGCGCAGACAGCAGCTAACAAAAGTGGCTGAAGAATGCGGCATTTCACATTTATGCACGCGCTTGAACGTTGACTTTGACGAGTGTGTCGAAGAGTGGAAGGAGAAGTATCTTGGTGTTAAGACTGCTCGAGCTGAAATGAGGTTTGGCAAACAATCGGGTTCAGAAGATGGACCGGTTGGCATGCAAATTCCTGCCATTTCGGGCGATTTTAATTTGTACGACATAGTGGCATCAAAGGTCCCCATGAAGTTGGTGGGCGTGGATGTGCCTTTTGTTGATACAACATATGGAGACATTGACATGATTTTCGAAAGGACTATAAATGGTAAATCCTATGTTCTAGTTGTCGAGGTCAAACATTCGACCAGGAAGAGCTCAAGACACAAAGGAGTTCAACAAGTTTTGAAAAATGTTCGTGCTTTGCGCGAACTTGTTCCAAAGAAGTCATATGTTGGTATCGTGATCACCCTTGACAGAACTAAGTGTGTTGTTAAAAACATGCACGATGTTACTGAATGGAGATTTTTGTTCAGGCGATATGCTGACACTGACGTGGGACAAACAATTTTGTCGGAACCATTTTTGTATATATAAGGTTCCTGCCTAACTCAGGCATAAAACGAGTGGCAGTTTCAAATCTGAGCCAAGCAAAATTGATGTACATAGATGGTTTACCACTTGTGGTGGCAATTTTGACTCTTTGATGTCACCATAGGGAGGCTTTGTGT